AGCACCCACGAAAACGCCGATCTGACGGCTGCACAGCGGCGATTGCAGGAAACGGAAAAGAAACTGGAGAACGCCGTAAACGCCGTGCTGAACGGCATCACGTCGGCAGCCCTGCAAGCGACCATGCAGCAGCTGGAGCAGCAGAAAGCGGCTCTGGAAACGGAAGTGCGACTGCTGCAAACCGACGCACCGGAACTGAAGCTGGAGCATTTCCAATACTTCGCACACCGTCTGCTGGAAGTACAGGCAGAGGGCACGGAGAAGATCCTGCAGCTGCTTGTGAATCAGGTCATCGTGTACAAGGAGCAGATCACGGTGCTGGTCAATCTGACTGATAAAACAAAAACTCCCCCGCTGGAGCAGGTAACCGCTGCTCTGCGGGAGAGTTCGTGCAGTGTTGCGTGTGGAAAAACACTTAACCTTTGATACAATCATGCACTCCCTTTGCAGGGGGTGTGCAAACAGTACCGAAAGGGTGTGCAGTGGGTAACCACTGCCTTTGACAAACCCGGAACACCGAATTCATTCGTTTTGCTTGTAATCTATATTACACTATTTTTCTCGCAAAGTCAAGACAAAAAAGCAGATTTGTGTAATGTTACAAATCTGCTTTTCGTTTTATGTGAAAAATTAATAATGCTGCGATTCAGAATCAAACGGTTATTTCAGTACCGTTTTTAAACCGAAATTGCAATTCTCCCTTTTCACAGATGGTCACTGTTTCAATCGCAGTAAGCCACACGTCCGAACTGAAAACCTTAATCGGCTCTTTTCTCTTTTTTATCTGCTCCATGAAATCTTGGATCACAGTAGTTTTATTTATGCGGTCTAATTTTTCAGCCTGCAATTTCTGATATTTTGCTTTCAACGCCTCGTACTCCCGCTCATAGGATTGGTACTCCAGCGTATATTCTGGCTGCTTTTGAACCGTTCGACTATTGATCACAACCATTTCTCTTATGTTTTTTGTGATCTGCTTTTCCTCATCACCCAAAACACTCATTTTCGCATCCAAATCTGAACAGTCTGAAAAAGCATGCAGCAACATCTCGCAAAGACTCAAAACGCTCCCTTTATCAGTAAGCAGCTGATTATAGGCTTTCAAAAAGCCTTGCTTTATCGTGTCCTCATCAATATGCGGTGTTTTGCAATAACAATCATTCGTATATTTCTTGTTGCATCGCCA